GCAAAGGTGTAAGACGCTTGAAAAACCAACGCATCACCCGCTTCCGAAGAAGTAGGCGGAGTGTTGTTATACTGTTTCGAGGTATAAGTGGTCATGGTTCACTCCACAAATTAGTAAGGTTGAGCAGCGTAAGAGTCAATCGCAATGGAATTGACATCTTTGCTATTAAATTGTGGGCGTTTCATGCCAACAATACATTTTGTCGCAATCGCCTAAGCGGTTCTTGTAGTCGTTCCATTCTTCAGCCCAATCAAAACGCAAGCCATTGGCAGGGCTACCGAACGCAGCCACCATTGCTTGACGACCCATGAAAATTGCACGAGCAGCAGCAACGTTTGCACCTGCACCGTAGTCGGTAAAACGAGTAACTTTGTTGTGCTTGTGCAAGACAACACCACGATATTCACCGAGCGCACCTGTGAAAATCGGGTTTTTAGTACCGTTGTTGGTTGCAGCAGCTTTTTGAATGTCTAGCCATTGACCGCTAGACGTAGAGGTACGCAAGTCATGTTCTTGGAATGTGTGCATTAAGCAAACAAACTTGTCCACGCCATCAATACGCATTGGAGTCATGCGAATAACACCATCACTGCCACCGCCTTCAACATCAGCCTTGGTTACGCATTTGTCGATTGCGGTATAGCTAAACTTGTCAGTGTTGACTAAGGACGCTTTGCTTGTTGCTGCACCTGCGTAGATGATTTTGTCAGAGCTTCGAGCAACTAAAGACTGGCCATCAATTGCATAGGTAGAACCCACAGGCATGATGTAATCAGCATTAGTACCACGCGCACCACTGATATTCATAAACACGGCTTCATCGAAGAAACGTGACCACCAATCAGTCAGTTTGTTTCGTGCAATCATGCGATGGTCGTTGGTTGTACGCTTACGAGTCATAGTGCCACCGCTATCAGCCGCTTTACGCACCTGATTGATGACAATACTATCGCTGTATGGAGTTAGACTTTCTTCATTGCCGTCGAGATTGTCGTCACCAAATGTCGGTGCGCCAGTCAACTGCATATAGATGTCGTAATTAACGGTGTCGCCTGAGTCTTTTTCAAGGTCAGTGACTAAATGAATTGGGGCATTAGGCGCATTATTGGCCGAGCCTTCCTTCATAAAATGCGAACCCCAATAGGATTCAGGAATGGACGAGCTGAAAATAGCCCCTGCCCATTTTTTCTTAGTTTGTGCTGCACTTGATGCGATGATCGTTTGTGCCATGATTTCCACCCTGTAAGGTTTCATTCAGGCACTCTTGCGCCAAGGGGTCATTAAATATAGTCACCTTATGTGATGACATTACCCCCAGACGTACACGACGACCAGATTTTTGCTCAATGGTGATAATACTATCACCTATTTGTACTTTATCACCAATATTTGCCGTTAGGTGCAATATTGATTGTTTAATAGCCATTATTTTACCCCTGTTAAGTATTCTTCACGCTCATCATTACTTAACTTTGCCATTGCTTCTTCTAACTTACGACCGCTTAGGTTGTCCAAGTAAGTAAAGCGGCCGCCATCGGCATTAGGAATGGCGGCAGGTACATTCCCCAACGTAGGAATAACGGGATGTTCTTTTTTGGATTTAGGCGCAGGTACATCATCCGTTTTTTGTATAGGCTTGCCTGTCATTGCTTCAATATCTTTCGATAGATTAGCGCGAGCTTGTGGCAATACATCTTTGAGCGAGACATTGGCCGCTAATAGCTTCTTAACGTGGGTATTTAGTGCTTCAAACATCGCATCGTTTTCGGCAAAGACTTTGTTTTCAGCTTTACCAAAGAATGTTGTTTGTTCTTGCTCCCACTGTTGCGCCATTTGCTGATTTGTTTGCTCAATCTGCCGTTGTTGTGCATCAATCTGCTCTTGATACACTTCTTCTTTAGCTTCTAATCGAGTTAAAGCACGTTCAATCTTCTTTGACTCAAGATTAAACTCAACCTCATCAATCTCGCCGTCTGCATACTTTTCGTTTAAGTCTTTCAGTGATTCAGCCAATTCTGCTTGCTTGATCACGCAAGCGGTTAGCAGTTCGGCATAGTCTGTACTATCAATCTGTGCTACTGGCTCATGCTGTGCTGTTGGTTCGGGTGCTGTATCTACTGCCGAACCATCTAATACTTCATCATCAACAACACCGTCATGGCCTACTTCATCATCGTCTTTTGCAAAGTCGGGGTGTCCATCGCTGGATGGTACTAAATCATCATCACCATCGTATTCATCGGGCATTGCTAAGCCTTCTTTTTCGGCTTCGGTCAAGATGATTGCGCTTTCGTTATCGGTACTCATTGCTGTATATCTCCGCTATTAGCAAAGTCGGCCTGTGGTTGTTCCACTGGCATAGGTTGGGGTTGTTGGTTTGGAATGTTCAGAATGTTGTCAGCATTGGCAATTAAATCGTCTGCTACGGCTGAACCTTCTGGAGTTACCTGCTTAGATGCCGCCAATGCGTTAGTAATCGCTGTGAGCTTCTTATCAATGGCTTCGATAAGGCTATTGTCAGCTTCGGCATTAGCCTTGCGTACATCAGCCTCAATCTTGGATATTTCCGCATTAACTTTTCGCTCTGTCAGTGCTGCTTGCTTCTGTTGCTCGGCTGCTTGTGCTTGTTCACGTTGAGCTTTTTCTTCGTCGGACTCATCAGGATTGGGTAAGCCAAGTGCATTACGCAACTTCGACATGATGCCTTCTTTGTTTGGTATGTCTGTGAGGCTTACTGCCGTATCAATCACCGCAAAGGCTGCCATTGGATTACCTGTTGCCGATGCAATAGTAGATGCCAGCGGCAACAACGATTCGGCTAAGGCTTGGCGTATGGTTGCGTGATAGTTCTGCTTATTGACGATAAAATCAGACTGAGAATTGGTAATATCAGTTTCGGGTGTGCCATCGTTGATAGAGACAAAATCTTTTTGGCTGTTGTTGTCGCTCGTCAATCGGAATTGCATCTTCTTGTCGATGTACTGCTCAATCATCGAGAGGACTAACTGGCCTTTCTTCTCAAACGCCCATGCCGCATTTTCAAAGACAAACAAGGTCGATACGCTGCCCTGCTCTTGTCGTGCTTGAATAGCGATACCAGACGTTGCATTGCTTGGTAAACCTAGATTCTCGCCTGTGACACCGCTTGCTTGACGAATGTACGCATCATCTTCTTGGCTAAACCGAATATGTGACTCGGCTAAGGCTGGCGATTCAATGACTTCAAACTTCTTGTTCGGTTTGACCACAATAATGCTGTCTGGTCGCGCCATTTCTTCTTCAAGTTGACTAATATCATCAACCGCACCCTCGTCCATGACAACACGCTTAGTCGATAGCAGGTGCAATGCTTTGTTGCGACGAACATTCATGCTCATTTGCGGGTCACGCAAAGCGCGAATTACACCGTATGGCATACCCGTCTTATCATCGAGATAAGCAACTGTCCGAACAAATGGGAATCTATTGTGCTTGTGTGGGCTTACGCCTGAAAACAGTAACGTGCTGTCAGTGTAGATACAGACATTCATTTGTTGTCTGCGTGTCTGCACTACCTCAACATCACCCATCTGCAAAGCAATCAGGTGTTCTTGGTTCTCAGGGTCGAATACATAGCCAGCGCATTTGCCAGTGCCGCGTAGCATCTTGACCAGCATTGGGTACTTGTACCACGTCTCAGTCACTCGGATAGCTTCGCGTGTGCCATCATACGGCATGGCTTTTGACATAAACATACTGCCGCCTTGAAACAAGCCAGACTGATTGTATGTTTGATATAAGTAATCGTTCTCTACTTGCTCGCGGTCTTTAGCTTCGGCCTGTAGTGCTGCTTTATGTTCGGGGAACATCGTAACTAGCTGTTCAATGTCGAGAATCTTTGAGCGATGTAAGCGTGTGGCATCACTGGCATCTAATCGACGGCAACTGCTATCGAGAATGATATTGCGCCAATGCTCATGGCGAACAACAATCTGCTGCACACCATCGTCATTTGTTTCGTAGCCGACTTCAATCCAGCCTTCACCCGTGATTAACGCATCATTAAACGCTAGGCTGTCTTGTCGTGACGCGCTGTTAATGTCGCTAATGTATTTCGTGAGCTTAGTCTTACGAATAGCAGGCTCAACATCATCTTCGGTACGCGGCAATATCTGCCAGTCGTAGGTTTGACGTAAGTAACTTCCAATAATCCAGTTGACCGCCTGCTTGATGCTGTTGTATTGCAATGGTGGCAAACGGCCATCGTTCTCATAATCTTCTTTTTCCGACTCGGTAAACTGTTTGTCGTGATAAAAGTCGGCATCAATTGCTCGCTGCATACGGCTTTCAGCTTGTAGGCTCACGTCACGGTAGTAAGCCCCCTTTGCCCATGCGTGTAGGTCAATCTTAGAGCCATTGAAAGGCATAGACGCATAAGACTTAGAGCTGTTATCTAAATTGACTGGCGTATTGCCTAAGCCATCAACTAATCTTTCATCCATTACCGTGCGTCCACAATTGTTTGGCCATTAACTTGAATAAACGCGCCTGCTTCTTCAATGCCTTGATTCATACGCACCTTGTCGTAACTCGCATCATCATCGGGTCGCCATGCAATCACCTGTTCGATGTCACGCAGGATTAAGTCACCGATAACGTGTTCGTCATTTTTTGTTGGAGAACAAAACAGAGCTTGTGCTGCGTCTTGCATCGTTGCTTTGAAAAACTCAGGCTCGCGTACTGTCCACGCATCGCATAACGGAAATACGAACATATTGCGCGTACCCATAAACTCACGGCACAACAACAAACACGCTTCGTCTTTGTTGAGACCATCACGTTCAAACTCGATGTTGCCGACAAATGTGCAAATGCCGTTACGCTGCGATAGCGCGATAAAATTCGCTGAATCGTTCAAACTCGCCTCCAATTAGGCTTTTGTCGTTGATGTCGTATGTTTGATGCAACGCGGTAGCCTTGTGCAAACTGCCT